TTTGCGTCCACATGCGGGGATGACTTCAAACGATGGCGTCGCCCGAGAACGGGTTCTTCCAGGGAATGAACGGAAAACCGCCGAAGTTGTCGAGGTTGCCGAAGCGGTTCTTGCAATGGGACATCGAGTGGTCGCAGCCGGCGTAGAGCTGGACCGGATCGCCTGGCGACAGGCCAAGCAGCGGCGCGACGAGCGTCAACTCGATGCCGGTGTGCGCCACCACCATGCGGGCGCCAGCCGTGGTCTGTAGGTAGCCGCCCACGAAGTAGCCGTTCTCCCGGCTGGCTGCGGCAGCGACCTGGACGCTGATGCCGCGGACCGCGGCGACGGTGCCGTCGACCCGGAAGCTGTCGCGCAGCGCGGCGCAGCCGGCCGAGTACAGAACGTGCCGGCAGTTGAGCTGGTAGCGTGCACGCAGCCCGAGCCGTTTGAGGGAAGATCCCACCGGCTCGCACTTGAGCGTCGCTTCCGCGCCGGACAGCCTTGCCACCATCACGCGGCCCTTCCAGTAGGTGACGAACTCGCTGGCCTCGCTGCCCGGCCCGACGTGGCGCCGGTACACCGTCAGGCTGACCACCCCCTCCGGCGGCGCGACGATGAAACGCGCCGCCAGCGGCAGGTCGCGCGGCACCCGCACCTCGATGGCGTTGCGCGACAGCTCGTTGCTCTGCTCGATCTGGCTGCGAGTGATGGGTGCCGGCTCGTAGGTCTCGGACTGGAAGTCGATGGCCTCCTGCGCGGAGGTATAGAGCCAGCGCTGAATGCCTTGGGCGAAGCGGTACAGCTCCTGCGGCTGCCCGTGGTGCACTGACTGCTCTTGCGTCAGGTAGTTCATGAGGGCAAGGTTCGGGTTGAGAGTTGAAGGCGGGCGATCTGGTCGGTCTCCCAGAACAGCTCCACCGCGTCCTGGTCGAGCCGGGCCAGCTCCAGCCAGGAGGTCTGCAGGAACTGCGCGGGCGCGACGGTCACGCCCAGCGGGGTGTCGAGCGAGATCAGCTCCTCACCGTCGGAGAGTTCGTCGCCTCCCGTGACGCGGCGGTAGAAGACCCCCGCGGTGGTACGCAGCACCAGGTCGCGGCGCTGGGGGTGGGCCGCCACAAAGCGGCTGTAGCCCACGTTGCGAACGGTGATGCCGCTGTCGGCGGTGGCCACCGGCCGGGTCACGACGAGATCCGACTGGAAGGTCGGCAGCCATGCCGGGTTGGCCCGGCCGGCGCGCGCAGCAAGCCATGCACGAAAGCGGCCCACTTGCGGGCGATCCGGGAGCAACCAAGTCAGCCGGCGGCCGATCTGCGCCTGGCCCGATTCGTCCTCGTAACCTCGCACGCCGGTGCCGTGGTCCAGCACCGTCAGCTTGCGCTGCCAGCTGTCCTCGACGTCTTCGCTGCGGTCCGGCGGCCAGTCGAAGATCCGGTAGCCCTGGTAGGTGGGGCCCGGCTCAGCGCCGGCCCGCGCCGTGAGGTCCTCCACCGTGAAGCGGCAACGTCCTTCCGCGAGGGTGTCGGTCACGCGGCGTACCGAGGTCTGCCCTTCCAGCCGGGCCAGCCGCGCAGGGAACACCTTGGTGCCGGCGGGCCAGCTTCGGCCGAGAGCGAGGTTCAGCGTCAACGTGTTGCCGTCGATCGCGAGGATCTGCACGGCTTCGTTGTCCAGCACCGATCGCCACAGCACCGCCATGCCGCCCGGGTGGTAGTCGCTGTTCGTTGCGTCCTGGACCTGCAGCACGGTCGCGCCTGCCTGGACCTCCTCGTCAAGGTGGACGATGTCGGTCCATACCGGCAGGCAGTACGTCCGCCCGCTCCAGGCGAACAGCAGGTGGTCCAGCACGCGGGCGTCCTGGCCCTCCAGCAGGAACCCGTACTCAAAACCCCGACGCGGCATCTGCCGCAGCCGGATGCGCTGCTCGCTGCCGTCGTGCGCTTCCAGCACCTCGGTGAGCCACTCCAGCCGCTCGGTGATGCCTTCAGTCCAGTTGGGCCGGATGCCGAACACCACCACCCGCCGCCCGGTGACGGGAAGCACCGCCTCGAGCCCCCCGGCGAAACGGAAGGTGTAGCGAGCGTCGATCAGCGGCGCCCCCCGGCTGCTGGCCGTGAAGCGGTAGAGCCGCGTCTGCAGGGGCCCGAAGGTCAGTGGTGGCTCCGGCGGCCCGGACAGCGTCAATCCGTCGGTCGCAGCCGCGTCGATGGCGTTGAGCGTGTGAGCGTCGAGGTGCGCGTTCCACACCTCCAGTCGCCGCTCCACCGGGCTGATGACATTGCCCAGGTCGATGCGCGACGGAATCAGGTGGACCCGGTGGTACCAGTCGCCGACGAAGGTGGGTATCGACCTTTGCGCCCGGCACCATGGTGGCGCTGTCCCGCGCGTCAAACGGATAGGTGAGACGCCGGTACTCGGAGAGCTCCGGCGAGCGGCGGAAGTTGGTGGGTTCCTGGAGAATCGAGCCGGGCAGGATGTCGCCGGTCAGCGTCGCCATGGCCTACCGCACCAGGCGCACGGCGTAGCCATGCACGCCGGACTTGCCGTTCTTGGAATGCCCGGGAAAAACCATCCACTCCTCGCGCCCGATGGCAAATGGCTCGGCGGCGGTGTAGTGCTGGATGTTCATGTAGCGCAAGTGCGGGGTGTAGCCGAAGGGCGAGAAGTAGCCGTCGGGCCGCTCGACGAACACGTAGAACGGCAACAGGGGCGCGACGCCGTTCAGCGTGTTCGGGGCATGCGTCCACCAGTAGCGGGCGAGGCTTTCCCGGGGGGAGCCGGTGCCATCCACCCAGATCCCCTTGACGCGCTTGCCGGTTGCCGGGTTGCTGTGGCAGACCGAGAACCACCCGTCGTGGCTGTCGACCTTGCCGCGCACGAAAGCGCCGCCGTGCAACTTGAAGTCGTTGAACGGCAAGCCGCAGTGGTGGTCCTGCCGGTAGGCGAACAGATAGTCGTTGCTGTGGTCGTACGTGTAGTCGGCGGACATGAACGCGCCACAGACAAAGGCCCCGCCCGGATATCCACCGTGCTTGATCAGCAGCCCGAACGCCAGGTGGTGGAACACCCCTGGCGCCACCTCCGCGACCAGGGTCAGCTGTGCCGGCGGTTCGCTGGACAGCAGGTGATAGGTGCAAGGAGAGGTCACGCGGTAGAGACCGCACGCCTCGACCCGGTTGTTCGTGTTGCGGGTCATGCCCGGCTGGTTGTCCCACCCCTGTGCGGCGTCGAAGCCGTCTGCCCCGACCAAAAAGATGCCCGAGACCGCCCCATAGCCCGGCCGCAACGGCTCGTTGACCGCGCTGCGCAGGTGCACGAACTGGTCGGCGCGCTGCAGTGACAGCTGCTGGCCGGTGCCCGAGGCGCTCCAGCGCAGTTCTTTCCAGCCATTGGCCACCGCAAAGATCCGCAGTGCGTCCAGCAGCTGCGTCGGCCCGCTCGAGGATCCCGTCTGATATGCCATCGATGAGCTCCTTCTCAGCTGAGGCGCAGCGCCCAGTAGTCGCGCACCGTGGTGCGGTAGACGTTCTGCACGACCAGGTGGTCCACGCCGTTCACCTTGATCAGGTTCTCGGCAGCGTTGTTGAAGCCGCTGACTTGGTAGACCCCGTCGAGCTCGCCAAAGAGGTCGTGGTCGCTGCCAGACTGCCATTGAGCGAGTACCAAGGGTGTCAGCACGTAGCTGCCGTCCGGCGCCTCCCGGATGCTGCCGAGGTAGCTGTAGATGGTGGGCCAGACAACACGGGCGTTGTCGTAGCGGTACTCGCTGGAGGAATAGGCAACGTTCTGGAATGGCAGCCAGGCGCCCGCGGGCCCGCGCAGCATCGCAGCCGTGTTGGGGTTGTTCTGCGCGTCGTCGCCCGGATCGACAAAGTGGCGGTGATTGGGCCCCGTGGTGCTGTAGTTGCGGCCACGCTGTCCGGTCATTGAGCCGCCGATGAACAACGGATAGGGGTACTGGCCCGGTGTGGCGTAGGGCAGGATCAAGCCGAGGTGCCCGGCCTCATAGAGCGTCGACACTTTGGCCACGATCACCGCGCGCCGGCCGCTCGCCACGAACCAGTACGGCATCGCTGCGTTCCACAGCGACAACGCGGGCAGCCAGTGGGTCATCGCGCCGGGCTGGGCGACGAAACCGTTCGCCGGGTTGTAGCCGATGAACCCGTTGAACTCCCAGCCGTAGTAGCCGGAGTCGGCGTTCTGGTAGGAGCGGATGCCGCAGTAAATCTCCTCGGCCCCGGCGAGCCCCGGGGCGCGCAGGACCAACTCCTGGGACGTGGCGTCGGCTACCCAGCGCAGCTCGGTCCATTGCTGGTTTACGGCGACCAGCGCCGGGTGCTTGGTGAGGAAGGTGCGAAAGCGCTCCAGCAGGTCGCGGTGGTTGGTGGCGGTGCCGGTTTCGTAGGCCATCGGTGGTTTCAGCTCAGCACCTGCCGGACGGCACCGGCATTGCGCTGCAAGATGTTGAGGATCGTTTTCTCGCCTGCGGACGAGTTGAGGTAGTCGCCGGCCATGGCCGGGTCGATCACGTTGACAATGCGCACGCTCTGGCCTTGCTGGGCGTGCTGCCGCGGCTGCACGTCCGGGACCAGGCCGCCCGCGGCGAAAGCGAGCGCCGGGCCGCGGACCTGTGGTCCGCGCGAGATGCCGTTGATCGAGTGCAGGAAGGCCACGCCCACCCGGCGCACCGCG